ATTCTCTTACTGTCATCTAATAATGTTTGATAAAATTTATCTCTTGCAATAGTTTCACCTAGTTCAGATGCTACAGCATAGATACCTTTTTGTGCATTTCTATATTCACCAAACAATTTTTTAAATGCAGTAAGATCAGATTCTTTTTGTATAAGACCACCTTTACCATCAGGTTTAAATTTACCCGTGGTAATGTATTTACCCATATTAATTCTTTGCACAGCTTTATCTGCTAATGCACTTTGTTCTCCAATATCAAATACCAAAGCACCTGTTGTTTTATCTTTAAATGCATTTTTAGTTATGTCAGTTACTAGTTTATTAGCCGTGGCATCATCTAAACTTTTACCGTTTGCTCTTGCATATTTTTGCAAAATCTGTGCGACTTCTTTTATATCTTCAGCTACAGGTCTATAGCCATTAAATAAACCTCTGTTATCGTCTATAATTTTATAATCTACAGTAAGTTGATTTTTTATTCTTTCATTTAGTATTTTGTTTAATTTTTCTGTGCCCGCTGTAACATTTTTACTTGCATTAATTAATGATTTTAACCCTGCTGTAGTGTTCCTAAAAGATGTAGAATCATCAACTATTTTTTTAATAGATTTTTTAGATACACCTAATTTATCCATTGATTCTGTAAATGTTTTTATAACTTTGTTAGAAAAACCAGGAAAAACTATTGATTTGTTTTTTACAACATCATCTGTAGATTTAAACATAAACTCAGATATAAGTTTTGACATGGCATCTGGATCTTTTAATGCTTGCGCCGCGCCACTTGTTTCTTTTGATATAGCTCTTATCGTATCATCAAAGTCTGCAGCAGCGTCTTTTGCTAATACTTTTATAGCAGATTTTTTACCTTCTAATTTTTGTATACCATCAAATAATTCTTGAGTTTTATTACTTCTAGATCTAAATGGTCGACCAACAAATCTATCTACCCATCTCTCTAGCATACTATCACTGTATGCAAGATCTTTACCTTTTTGTAAAATAAGTTTACCAATCTTACCTGTGCCTACTACAGCTGGTATAATGGGAAATCCTAACTCTGCGCCAAATTTTAATCTATTTAATAATTGTCTTTGTGCATCTTCAGCACCTTGTTCTCTTTGATTTCTATCTAATCCTGTAGGTAAAAAATCTAAAAAATCCCAATCACCAAACGTGCCTATGTCTTCTACATCAGACACTATAAAACCGCCACCAACTCCTCCACCAACAGCGATGGCTATAAATTTATCTTTTCCTGTTATTCTGTTTAAATCATTTGCTTTCTTTACAGCTCTTGCTGCATTTACATTATTTGTAGTTTTAACATATCTACCAGTTTTAATACCGCTTACTAATTGTCTAACTTTTTGAGATGTCTTTGCTATGACAGGTATGGCTGTCTTTTGCATTATTTTACCTGCACCATATAATTGACCTATAGCTTCTGTAATTTTACCGGCTGCTGTTTCTGCTGCAACTTCTGATGATGCTTTCTCTATTTTACCTAACGTAGTTTGTTCAAAGGCCTCATTAAGTTTACCTGTTAATGTTTCATCTACAGGTATTCCTTCTTCTTGAAAGATGTCATATAATAACGTTCCAAACGTTACTAGCCCTTTTGGTATTTTAATACCAGCACTAATACCTGCACCTGTCAAAGACTCTATAAGAGAAGCATCTTCTTCTACTTCTTTACCTTGTACTTTATCTATAATTTTACTGATGCCTCTAACTTGTTCTTCTATTATAGAACCTGTTACGTTATCTTGTGATAGTATACCTTTTTCTTTTAAAACATCTAAGCCAACAGGTTCTTCTACTTCTGTTGTTTCTTGTAATTGTAGGTCTTTATCTTTAATTACTTCGTCAACGACTTCTTCTGTATCCTCTAGTGGTGTTAAAATACCTTCTGGTAGTTTAAATGTGTCAGACATCTAACCACCTCTCTTATACTCTACTAATCTATTTTTTTGTGCATCAAAGTAAAAGAATTTTCTTTTTGGTAAAACATAGTATACTCTATTACCAGTATATTCATCTGGATCTTCTGGAATTACAACCTCTAACTTTATCTCTTTACCTTCCGCATCTTTTTTACCCGTGCTAACAGGTTCAGCATCACTGTCAATATCTTCTCTTTGAACATAAGGTTTGCTTTCATCCATAGCTGCAAAAAGGGTTGGATCCTTATCTATTTGTTTATTAGCTGTTCCTATTAATTCTATTTCTAAAGGTTCATATTTTCTTGTACCTGTAAAAGATTTAACGCTGCTAAGATTTTTAAAAGTTTCTTTTCCTTTTTGAAATTCTTTTTCTTCTGCTGATGTGTCTTTTTTAAATAAATCTTTTCTAGCTTCTAATACCGCTACTTCGTTAAAAGTATAGTTTTTTCCCGTGGCAGGATTAATTGTATTTTTTAAAGCGTTAAATAATCTTCTAGTTTCGCTAGGTTTTGTTTTAGCTAATAAAGATGCAGCTAACCTTCTTCTACTCGAGTCTCTTAATTGTTGAGCTCTAATAGCTTTATCTAATGGTCCTTTAGCTGCACCTACAATCTCTTGTAGTTTCGTGCCACCCGCTGCAGTGCCTCCTATAAGATTAGCACCTGTCTGCAATAAAAATTGTGTTAATGGATTTGATAACGGATTAGCTCCTGCTCCAGAAAAAGCATCAATTAATTGAACTTTTTGTTGAACATTTTTTAATTGTTGAGCCATGTCATCTGACATACCTTTATCTTCAAACATTTCTCGAGGCTTGATACCAGTCATAATACCTTCCATGACTTCTCCGCCTTTTCTAAACATAGGTCTTTTTAATATTCTGCTCATATTAACTTTGTATTCTTATTGGCGCTGGATTAATTAGTCTGTAAATACCAGCTAATGTTGATGCAGTTCCAAGTCCTGTAGCTAATCCTGATGGTGCAGGTGTAGCTGGTAACACATTTTCTCTACCAGGATATCCTGCAATTAATTGTGTAACGCCAGAACCAAATTGTTGTGCTGCGGTTAAATCTTGAAAAGCTCTTTGTTGTGCAAGTTGTTGATCAGCTGTTAATCCTGCTTGTTCTCTTCCTGTTTGTGCACCACCTATTGTTGTTAAACCTGCAATCTGTTGTCCTACTAATGCAGGAAACTGTTGTGCTAAATTCAATTGACCAGCCGTTAATACTCCTTGTTGGTTAAAACGTTGTGCAGCTAAATTTTGTGCTTGACCAAAACCAGTTTGTCTTAGTTGTGCTTCTAATGCTGCTCTATTTAAATCAGACTGTGATTTAAAAAGAGCTCTTTCAACACCTTCTCTTGTTCCACCAAAAGCCCCTGATTTTACTGCTTGAGCTTTCATATTTCTTAAACGTCTAGCTTCTTGATCTTCAAATGATTTTAATGTTGTATCAATAACATCTTGTTGATACGGAGACATGTATGCTTTGTATGCTTCTGGACCAACTAATCCTGCTGCATCTTCTTGTAATTTTGCAGCTTGGTCTAAGAAAGGTCTAAAACTACCAAGACCCTTGTCTCCTACAGCTAAAGCTTCTGCATCTGTAATTGTTGTGCTTGGGTCAGCAATAAATTTTCGACCCATAAAATCAGCAAGATCTAATTGATCTGACTTAATACTACCTATACCTTTTGTTAAATCATCAAGATATACTTTTGCTGCTGCTTGTATAAATTCTGCCGGTTCTGTTCTTACTACTTCAGCCATTATACTCTTCCTCCTGCTTCTAATTTTTTCATCATATCATACATCCTTTGTGCACCTACCTCAACGTTTCCGCCACCTGCACCTCTTACAGCATCTGCTGTAAATACAAACTCATTATTTGATAACATCGCTGGGATATCATCTGCTTTTTCTTTTATACCAACTGGCTGTATAAATCCACCAGTTTCTCTAAGATCTAGCTCTTTAACACCTTTTGGGTTTTGTCTTACAGGTAGTCCCTCGATGCCCGCCGCTTGCATGGCGTTATCGCTAGCCGTGTCCATCTTACCACCTAGAGCTGCTAGACCTCTTCCTTCTGTTTTCATCATACTCATTCTATCAAATTCTTCCATTGCTTTATCTGCTGCCTCTTTAGGAGAAAAACCTAGATCTAAATATTTTTCAAATAAAGCTTCTAATATTTTATCGTTCTCTATATTAGATGCCATTTTTATTGGAATGTCTTCTTCTATGCCAAAGTCTCCTGGTTTTGGTCCAAAAGGATTTACAGGTTGTGTTGGGTCTGGTGGTAATACTGGACCTTCAGCAAAACCTACTCTACCACCCACAGCGTATGCACCCATACCAGCTGTATACTCAGCTGCATTAGCTTCTACAAACTCTTCTACTTCTTTTGGATCAGCGTCTTGATTTAAATTTTTATAATATAGTCTTAAATAATTTTTTAAAGTTGTCGGATCTTTTAATTGTTCTGCTTGTTGTTCTTCGGTCAAACCAAATTGACTTGTAAGGAAAGCAGATAATCCACCTAACGCAGCAAACTTACCTAATTTAGTTGAGAGAAAAGGTGCATTTTTAAGTCCAACTTCTTGTGCTGCTCTAAAAGACCCCGCAGCAGCCCCAGCACCTGCGCCCGCGCCACCAGTAAATAAACTGGCTCCTGGTAAATTAGAAAGACTAAAACCAGTATTACCACCAGAAAATAATTTTCCAAACTGGCCACCACCTAATTTATAAACTCCTGCAGCTATTATTGCAGCTTTACCTACATCTGATGAAGCTATATCTTTAATACCTTTAACAGCTTTTTTACCAAGATCTTTAATTGTATCTCCAACACCACCTAAAAAAAATTGCTGTCTTGGACGAGCGTTCATAATACCGCCACCCATATATAATTGTCTTTTCATCTGTCCTCTTGATATTGTCATAGTTTAGCTAAATTGTTATAGGCAGGCATAAAATCCTGTATCTTCCAATCTACTTGGTTTTACCAAATAAATCAAGGCTTGGCATAATGACTTTAATATCTCTTCTTATATCTGCTTCTGGCACCCCTTTTGCCTTCCAATCTTCATCATTCTTATATACTTCGCCTGTTTTTAAATTAGATATAGTCTCTATTATCTCTTTTGGTTTTATTACTTCCATTACGATGTTACCTCTCTTGGTCTTATTTCTAATATAGATGCTATGACATGTAGCTCGTTAGCGTCACTAGCCTGTACTTTTAGTATCTCGCTCTCCTCCATGACCAAAGGTTGAGATAAAAGTTCTACAGTTGTGTTAGAAGATACAGCTTTAGATTTAAACAAACTAAATATGTTAGATGATGAATCAACTAATGTAACAGTTATGCTAGCCCCAGACCCTGCATCCTCAGACACTAAAATAGATTTTACAACAGTTGTTGTTGCAGTGGGCACTGTGTACAACGTTGTAAGATCTGTTGTAGTTAAGTCTACTTTTTTATTTTTAAAACTATTAGCCATTAATTTAAAAAGAAGTTTTGTGCATCAACTTCATCCTTTAGTTCTTGTTGATATGTTGTATTTAATTTTTGCACGATTGCATCAAGATCTCTTACTTGTGCATCAGCCACATCTTGTCTGTATGTAGGTGATGGTCTTGTTAATATCTGTACTATCTTTGCCATTATCTTCTTCCGTCTGGTTGTATGTCTAATCTAAACCCACCAAGTTTCCAATTTTGTGATGATCCTGTATTTGCTACTTTTAAAGACACTGCTCTTGCTCTAGCTCTTGTATCTACTTTAGTTGTAGATGATGTAACTGTAAAAGGTCCAAGAGGTGAACTTGCTTGACTGCTATTAGAAAAGTTTCTTAAATTTAATGTAATTTGTGTATTACCTGTTTGAGATAAAAAGTCTGGTATAAATCTTCGTATCTTTGCAAACACTTCACCATCACCACCTTGACTTATATCAAAGTCTCCTGATTGTATGTTTGCAGCTACCGTTGTTACTGCTGAAGCTGTAACTTGATCTGTGCCTTTTTCATGTTCGTAATATATCGTACAGCCATCAGTATTACCCACAACATCATAAGATGCGTTTGAGCTAGCATCGTAATCAGTTGCGTGTGGTTTACCAAACACAGAAGAGTCTTGCCACGTTGTT